ATCCAATGGTGGCAAAAAAATTGGGCCTGTCGTAGCTAGCCGACTACAACAGACCCATTTTTTCAATTTGAAAATTAGTCTCCCAAGTCGGCTAGAACTTGATTGGATACAAGCACTCTAGCGAATGGAAAGCTAATGTCAAATACTTTTTATCGGTTACGATACTTTAGCTGATGATTCGTGGAGCTTCCTCTTCCTCCTGCTTGTCGAAGCGTTTGCGGAATTGTGCTTGGGTGTAGTATAGGAACGCCATTTCCAAGTAGCGGATAGCCTCAAACCCTTCACCCTTGCGGGATTCTGATTTGATTACCATCATTGCCGCCGTGTGCAACAGGCTTGCCATTGCATGGACTCGTTCGTTTAGTGTCTCGTCGGCTGACTTGATGAACGTGAACGCTTCAAGAACTGCTTTCGAGGTTTCGTTTTGTTGTGTTGGTTCTGACATGATTATTTGTTTTCTTTGTTTTGTTGTCTTGCTATTTCTAAATTAGTTAATCTTTGCACTTCTGCTTGAGCTTCGTTGCGTTCTCTCTCTGTCATCGCAAGCCTTACCAGCAAGCGTGAGTTGATTATCTGGAGTCTCGCCTTCTCTTTCTCTGATCTCTCCAAGATTTCCTGCCTATCATTCAACGCTTTGTTTGCAATACCTATGAGTTGTTCAGATGAGAACACGCATAGCTTGGTTAAGATTTTTTGAATCATTGTTCCTTCAAGAATTTCAGCCACTCACCTTCGGCTGGATCGAACCATGACTTGTCTCCAAGGTCGATCAGCAGTTGGTGTTCTTGGACTTCCTCTGGCATATTGCGGAGGACTTCGGAGTTACTGAAGTTCCCGACATTGAGGAGCAGGTAACGATGACCGGATGGCTTATCGTCTTTACCTTGCTCATGGCGAACTCGGTTGCGAACCTCTGTTGAGGATAGCTTCTCTGTCTTCGCCGCCTCAAGAAGCTCGTCTTGCTTCTTCTTGTTGGTCTTATCATCCCCGAAGTTAGCGTTGCCAATCTCTCGGTAGACTGTGAACGGAAGCATTGGATCACGCTTATCAGTAGGGAAGGCTCGGCAAGCCCTAGCGTATCCAGAGACAGTCGAGTAGGACTTCTTGAAGTTGGAGCAGAGTTGGTTGACTACATCTTCATGCCCACCATTCTCTAGTGCTACCACCGAATCTCCGATGATCCATTGCGCTCCGCTTTCCAGAGTCAGACCGAAGGCGAATGCCGCCACCCAGTCTTTCATCTCTACCTTACCTTTGGGAACGCATTGCGTCATGCCCTGCCCGATGTCGAACTTCTGCGTGAAGGAGGACAATTCCAATCCGTTTTTAACGCTCTCCACAAGGGCGAGGGATTCGTTCTTTGGCTCCAGTGTGGCCGTGATTGGCTCTGGTTTGTATTCATCTACATTCTGACGCTCTTCTTCCATCTCTTTAGCCATGTCCCAGTCGGCGGACATACGCTCATACATCTCCAGCATTTCATCTGGCGCATCGTCATCCAGATATTCGTTCTTCTGGAGCTTGCTCCACGCCTTCTTAATGTGGGTCTCGGTGATCGTGATCCCCGGCCATTCGTCTTTTACGAACTCCCCCATGTGACGGAGGTAGGTGGACAGAGGGACAAGGACTCCCTCTTGAGTTGGGCTAAACAATTCTAGTTCTTTCTTTTTCATTTTGGTTGTATGTTATTAGGTTGATTGTTCTGGGAGGAACAGGGTGGGGGAATTAGTATGGGATATCGTCTGCTGGACTATCGAGTTGAAGGTCTTCGGCGGCTTGCTCAACGCACTTGGCGAATGGAGTAGTGAACCCTTTCTCCAAGTAATACTCATAGAGTTTAGTGAGCGCAGGCTTGCCAATCTCGGCGAGCTTCTTGCCCTTCTGTGATCCAGATGGGACAATAGCTGATGCCCAGTCCGCTGGATCGAGTTCTTCCTTCGGTTCCTCTTTAGGTTCCTCTACCTTGGGAGAAGACTTTGCGTATCGGATTCCTTTGCGGTTAGCTTCGATGAAGACCGACGATACATAGGATCGAAGGGTCTCTTCATCCTCCACATCTTTGTAGGTGTGGCGCACCAAACTATTTATGAAGCGGTGCAAGTCTACGATCTCATCAATCGCCCTCTCTGGATTATCGGTAGGTGTAGCGGATTTTGCTACACGGGCAGGCTCTTCGCTGGGCTGGTCGAACTCAATCTTTCCAGTAGCTGTGACCTTGATGATGTCACGATCTACCTTCCCATTCTTGCCTTCGTAGGACTCATGCTCCAACGACACTCCGGTCAGACCATGCTTTCCACGGACTGAAGAGAGCGTGACTACATTGCCCTTGATGGATTGCTCCTGTGTGTTGTTGAAGAACTTGAGGCCGTATGTCTGCCCGTCGATCTCAATCTCTCCGCCTTGGATGACAAACTCACCCTTCGGGCCAGTAAAGGTCTTGGCTTCCCACAATTTAGTGACCTTACCAGTCACTCGTTTGATGATGTCTTTCTGTTCGATTCCGTCTAGTTGGTTACTCATTTGGTTTGTTATAGGTTGATTTGTAGTAGTGGCAGAAGGGGGCTACGGAGCAATAACGCTCGCATCGCATATCCCCACCGCTTCGTTTCTCTATGCTGTGCTTCGGCCCATAGGTAGGTAGCAGGTTCTCTGCTTCCTCCAAGGTCTCGCACACTTTGGCTGCTCGTTTGTTCCCGTCCTTCTTGATGGCAAAGGTATCTGGTTTTGCCCAGCGTTCCTTTGGATCACAGCACGGGATCGTATCGTCTGGCATTTCAGCCGCCGCTTGGTGGAGTTTGATCCGTTCCGTAGCGTAGGCGATGCACTCTTCGTTATCCCAAAGAGGAATGTCAACAATGTGGACTGCACATTGAGGATACTCTTTGTCAAACTCTGCCTTGCTTGCCTGCCAGTCACGGAGAATGGCGACGATCTGACCTTTCTTAACTTTGTATCCATAGCTTCTCCAGAGCATGGCATTCAGATTGATCTGCGCCTCCCATTCAGACTTGCCGCCGAGCAGGAAGGAAAAGACCGATGTTACCTTGAAGTCGGAGATAGTCTGATTGCCAGTCTCGTAGAGGTCAGTCTGTCCGGTCAGCGTCCAGTCATTGATATCCAAGTAGAGACGCTTTTCAGTAAGCTCTTCCTCTCCTCCAGCTAACTCAAGAACCTTATGCACCGACTGACCGAGCAATGCCCACACCCTGTCGGATGCGTCTTCTACGATCTGGTCAGAGTAGCGTTTCTTGAGTTGGTTGATCTTCGGTGGCCCGATTAAGGTAGTCACCGAGATGTCTGCCTTCTTCGTGCCGGGTGTATACCCATCGTGTGCCAACGCCCGATACATGGGGGCTGGCAAATCGTAGTTATTCGTTATCGTCATTGTCTGGTTCGTCAGAGGGTCGAATGATTCGATAAATATCGTCACTCATTTCTCGAAGCAGTTAGCGAGGAGTTCCGAGACTCCGCGAAGATGGTCGCCTTGCTTTACTACTGCATTAGCATTTGGAAGATTTCCGAGAAGGAATCGTCCGTCTGCCGCCGCTGACGAAATCAAGCGGAGAAAAATCTCACGCTGAAGATCAATGTTATGAACTACGGGTTTCTCTGCTGATTCTGCTTTTACTTTTGGTGTTTCTTTCATTGTGTTTTTCGACAGGTGTTGTGCTGTCGGAGGTCGAATCTACATCCCACGATAATCGTGTCAATAGATTTTTAATACTTTTTAGAAAATATTTTTATCGGTTCCGATAACAAGAAACGCACCCCCAGATTTCTCCAGAGGTGCGTCAACCTTATGAATAACACGAATGCAGAATCAACCTGCGGAGCTAGGATACATCAGCCTCGGCGAGCGTCAAGGTTATTTGTTTGGCAGACCATTCAAAAACATATTGTATGATTTTTTGTAGTCCTTATCCAGCTTTTGGAATTTATCAAAATCTTCCTTGCTGACTTTTTCTTTCAGCCATTTCGTGAATGCTTCCTTCTCTGATTTATCCATTGGCCCGTTACCCAATCGGAATGGTTGGCGAAACCTTGCTCCAGACTCCATGCTTTGAATTGCGTTTTCTCGTTCTTTCTTTGGAAGCGAGTTCAAATACTCTTTTGCATACGCCACTGCTGCACCCGGCTCTCCGCGCTGAAGGTAGCTTGCAATCTCACGATTGATTGGTGTCATTTTGCTTGGCGCAATATCCATTGGTCGCTTGGTTCTGTATTCCAATCCTGCGCTTTCAGCCCATCGACGAGCATACTTGTTAATTACAGCAGCCTCTCTTCTGAACATCTCTTCTGCTACAGTTGGAGCTTTTGAATATCCAAGCCAACTCGCAGTTGTTTGATATGCTCGCTGGAGAACTCGGTATCCAGAAAGCGTCCGATTAAGGTAGTTGTTAATATCTCCTGCTGTAATCGTGCCTTGGTCTACTGCATTCTGAATGAATGTTGCGGTTTCTTTGAATATGGAAAGTGCTGGTGGATCAAGTGGGTTTTTTACTCGCTCACGATCCTGCCAATCCATGAAGAACTGTGCGTAGTTTCCGATGAGTCCAAGCGCACCCATGCCAATCAAATTATACCATGCTCGTTCAAGGGCTAGGTAAAGCTCGTCATCGTCTTCGTCATCCTCGAAGGCACGAATGATATCTTCGTAGCTTGGCCCTTTCATCAGAACGCCGAAGAGCATATCGCGCATACGAAGGATAACTTCGCCGCCAACGTAAGCAGCACCAAGCCACATCATCACCGGAATAATAGTGAGTGCTTTTCCTTCCGCTTTCGTTACCTTCTTGGGTATCTCGTCCAAGGTAATCTTACGATTGTCACCAAGCTCCTTCGCCTCCGCCAACCTTAAACGATATAGCAATTGCCGTGTTGGGTCTGGAAGCTGAAGCGTCTCGTTCTTGTTTGTGACTGCCTTCCATGCTGGCTCAAATGTATTCTTCCAGCTTTGACGCATTACTTGCGTAGAAAACTTCTGATATTTGAAAAGGAATCTTCCGATAGGTGTATCTATGAAGATTGGAGTTTGAGCAATCGTGTAACTACCCTGTGAGATATTGGCAAAGTAACGGAGCAGTTTGTCCGTCTCTGGCCCAGAACCTTTTTCAACGATCAGCTTGTCAGCGTCAATGTTGTTTCGGTTCAACCATGTTAATGCCCGTTTAGAAAATGAACTGTTGGGATTCTTGGATAAGCTCGAAAGTGTTTTTCTCAAAAATGATTTTCCGATAATCATACTTTGAGTTCTCACCATTTGTTCTACTGGTGTAAACCCAGACCACTTCAACAAGAAGTCAGTAGTTTTTTGTCCCGCTTGAGCAATGCGGTTGTATTCAAGAACAGCTTGATGATCTCCAACTATATTCATCAAATCACGGGATACGATACCTTTTTCTCTCGCATCTTTGAGTTCTTTGCCAAGTTTGCGGAGTTCCACAAAAGATGAAAGATAACTTGAAAACGCTCCCGGTTGTCCAACCATGGCGTTGAGAGTTGTTCCACCAAAGAAGTTCAACATGGATGAAGCGGGATTTCCAAGCTGCGGCCCAGTTGACCAAATGTTCAGCGTTGCCATGCCTTTTACAATCGGATCATTCGGATAGTATCCTTCGACTCGTTCTTGTGCTGCCGTAATGTAGTCAATCGTCCTACGATCTCTTGTTGATGCTCTTGACTTATCCCACAGAGTCATTGAATTCTCTCCAAGTTTCTGACCGAATTGTTCGATTCGGCTACTATGCTGCGCCCATCTAGCGGCATAGTCCGTCATCACTTGCATTGAGTAATCGTATAGTTCTTCTGGGAATGCTTGTCCGCGAGCCGTTTCTATACCAGAGAAATAATCGTTCTTACTGCCTGTTCCTTCATATTCAGAAATAAATACTTCAGCTTCTTCTGGATTCTCAATTCTCCCAGACTTCATCAGTGCTTCTACAATCTCGTTGTATTCTTTCTGATACTTGTCCGGTTCCATCAATGCTCGTTTATACTCTGGCTTTAGAACGCGAGGCCAAAACTTATCCACTCTTCCAATTGGTCTCCATCTCTGCAAACCCTTATCATATACTTTAATCCCGATCCTTTGGTTTTCTTTTCCAGATTCTTCACCAAACTTCTGCCAAGCAGTAACGATCTTCTGCGTAATTGGATTCAAGTCATCAAAGAATTCAGCGGTATCTCGCTTGTTTTCTTGTGCCGCAAAGAACATTTTGACCTCTTCATCAATCTTTGCCTTGGTTGCTTTTGATTGCTTGGAATACTCCTCGAATGCTGGAAGGAGAATCTTGTTGGCGAAACCAAGTCGGCGTTGAGCTTGATCGTAGTAGTCATCAATAGCTGTAGCCAGTTTAGTGAACTTTGCCCTACGCAATCTATCGCTCGCAGATTCAAAGATACCACGGACAAAAGCAAAGTTCTTAATGTGACTCTCAATCTTATTGTTGATTGGCATATTGGTTTCTTTTCCAATATCAATTCCTTGAACCAATCCTTCTGTAATTGTTTTTGCTTCTGGTTTTATTGGGGCATCACCCTGTTCGGGTTCTACCGCCATCTTGCGAGTTGAGTAATCGTATTCAACTGGATCGTAAATCTGCATTGCTGGAGCGACACCAGATTGTCTCTGAAGAACGAGCTTGCCGTTTGTGGATGTGACTGCTTGGTAGAACTTCTCGTATGGATCAACCCCAAGGCGAGCTTTAATCAATGCCATGAACTCGCGTAATACCTTGGCGAGTTTTCCTAAAAATGTATTAGGCTCTTGTTGCTTACCAAGAACAAGGTCAGTCATCTTCTCTGCGATGAACTCATCCAGCATGATGTAGCGGTAGTTGTCCTTATCGAACTTAATCTTGTATTTTACAATGTTGCCCTGCTCGTCCTTGACTGGGATGAGTTTGGTTTCAGCCTCTTTAGGGTTGAACTTCTTGTATGCCTCAAACTGCTCTGGAGTCAGTGAGTATCTTCCCACAAAAGCCAAGAACCACGGATTCTTTTTAAGGTAATCTGCCAGTTCTTTGGTATAATCATTGTTGATCTTCTCAACTTCAGCGTCTGGCAGGAAGCGAGACAGCCCGTGCCAGAACTCATGGATGCCTACAGATGCGCCGAAGTCACCCTTGTCTTGGTTTAAAAAGAATGTGACGAGGTTATCAGCGAAGTCATAGTTGCTGACTCCCTTTGCGCGGATGGAAATAGCTGTATCCCATATCGCATCGTCATTAACCCTATTGATGAAGTCTGTGAGTGCCTTTGCTGTATTCTCGTTGATGTTGCCAGCACTGCGTTCCCTTGCGATTCGCTCCAATATCGCGGCCTTGCCCATCTTTCTCGGTTGTTGGCGACGAGTAGATTCAGCAGCAACACGCTTGCGAAGATCAGTAGATTCTTTGATTACTTGGTTTACTGCTTTAAGCGGAGTGCTTGTCTTGCCCTGCTTAATATCTTCAACAACATCAGCGATGTCGTATCCAAGTGGGTTGTATCGAACGTCTTCTTTGGTAGGGATTAGAACACCGCCTTTTTCTCCGAGTTTTGGCTCCGTTATCGTTTCCGATACTGCGGGGGTGGGAGCTTCTTCTCTGGCTTTTCTTTTTGCCGCTGACCATCCATTTTCATAAGCCAGTTTAAAGTTCTGCGGAACTGAACGCTTCTTTTTGCGATTAGTGTCTAACGCATCTTGTTCACCAAGTTGCTTGTAATAATCAACACCGCCAGTTGGTTTCGCAACCTCTGGCGCGGGAGCTTCTGCTGGCGCAGCTTGCTCGGTGACTGGCGCGGGAGTGATTGGCTCAACTGGCGCGGGTTCTGCGATATCTTTAGCGTCATCTCGCAGTAGAACTTCTGCCTCTCTCCAGTTATGCATGAATTGAATGTCATCTACCTTGACTGTCTTGGTAAGAGTCACGCGATCCTTTAATCCAAAATATAACTTATCAACATTTTCTTTTGAAAGAGTCCAACTGGAAACATTTCTATTTGGACTTGGAGTAAAGTTTGGATCAACTGCTCTATATACAGTAACAGTATCTCCGTATTTCTGTCTCAAAAGCGAGCGGTGCGCTTCTTGAATTGGTTTAAGAACTTCAGAATATTGATTGAGAGCTTTTGTAGCAGCTTGAGGATTGCTGAATGCTCCCATGTGTTGTTCAATTCCGTTAATTGCTGCTGAATTATCTTTATTTGTAAGTTTTTCAGTTGCTTGTTCGGCAAGTTTTACAATGCCTTCTTCATTGGTATCAGAAACTTTGAATCTTGGATCGTCAATATGACGATATACATCACCCTGCTTGTAATAATCTTTTGGAGTTTCTCTTGCAGGAAATTCTCCATCTTCTTTGGATGCAGATATTGCACCTTTAATTGATATAATATCTCCAATTTCTCCACTTATTTTAGGTTCATAAATAACATCTCCATCAGGCGAGGTAGATATTATCATTTCCGATATTGCGCGGGGTGCTTTCTTTTTTGCTTTCCGCATCTCGTATTCATACTCTGATTTTGCTACTTGTGAGGCGGCTTCGCGTGTAGCCCAAATCGTGTCAGATTGCGGAGTTCCATCAACAAGAACTTGAAATCCATTTTCAACTTCTTTGATTTCTATGTTTGGTTTTTTAACATCTTCTACTGGTGGCGTGACTACTTGTTCTACTGGCGCGGGTGCAGCTTGTGCAGGCTGAACTGTCAAGGATTCCTTAACAGTTGGGGCTGGTTCTTCTACTATCGCCTTGGCTAACTCGGCTTGCTGACGCTCGGCTTCTGTTATCGGTTCCGATAATCCGGTCAGCTTTGTGAGATTTTGGTTAAGCTCACCAAGCATTGACTCGCCTTCGGCAATATCAAGTTTAAGCGTTTGTGCTTCTCTGCTTGTGGGTTCAATCGCGGCCAATGTTTGCTTGCGTATCTCTTGAACTTCAGACAATGCCTTAATCTGTTGGTTAAGATTGTTGGCTTGCGTATCGTCTGGTGAAATTGAAAGATCGTTTGCTACCCTATTAGCGGCATCGTTTATTTGATCTTCAGCGATTTGCTCTGGAGTTTTAGGTTTGGAAAATAATACTTTGCCAACTTGTTTTCCACCCATGCCAACAACCTTTACTGCCCCACCCGCACCTGCGGTAATAGCACCCAATGCCAATGTAGTAGGAGCAACTTCCTTGAATGCTTTTACCGCTCCAGCCAGACCTTGGTATTCGTCAGGCGCACCAGCGGTAGAACCAGTCTTAACATATTGTTCCATCTTTGCTTGGTCTGCGCCTTGCTGTGTTTGAGTAATTGTTTCACCAGCAAGTTCAACTACTTGTCCTCCAGCAACTGCCCCTACTTTTTTCAACAAAGTATCATTTGCTTTTTGAATTGCTTGGCCTGCTACATTTGTTGCCGCTTTCTTTCCAAATCCAAAGGCATATTTCAATGCGCCAAGTTGAACTGCATTTCCGATAGCCTCTGGCCCGGCTTCCCACAATGCTGTATTCTGCGCGATAGGAAGAAGTTCATTGTATGCTTTTGTTTTCTCTTCTTCAGTAAGTGGACTTCCTTTGCTTTCTTCTAAAGATTTAAAAGCATCATACAGGAATTGTCCGCCTGCCATTCGATATGAAACTGGTGCAGACGCAACCATTGATCCGATACCTCCAGCAATAGCACCAATAGGAATAGTTGCAGATGCAGCAGGGGGAAATAGTGCGCTCGCCGCCGCGCCTGTTATCGCTCCACCAGCAATAGCGGGAGCCATGCCAGCAACAGTAAACCCAAGGCTTTGCCCCGCTCCGCGAATCGCTTCACCAACAGCAGTTGACTTACCTTCAGCTTCTCTTGTTTTAGCTTGTTGTTCTAATTGCTTGAAGTATTCGCGTTGAGTATCAAATGCAGCAAGGGCTTCTTTTGAGTATTGGTCTGGTCTTGCGAGTCCTTCTTTGGCTGCATAGAAAGATGCTGGAGCAGTTTTTGTTAATCCAGAAAATGCTTCGCCCAGAGCAAGCGGAATATCCGCAATAGTCATCTCCAGTTCTTCTGTAGCTGTCTGTAGCTTGTCAGTAAAAGAAGTGCCTACTGGTTTAAATCCTTGAAATGCTTCAAATGCTACATCAAGAGGTATGTTATTATTTTTCAGTTCATTGAACTTCGGTTCAGCACTAGCCGCTGCCTCCCAAATAACATCATCTGGGATTCCAGCATCTCGCGCCTCTTTGAGTTTTTCAAGAGACAGATTCATCGCCTATTCAATATAGCGGATGCTTGTTCAAGTAAAGACTTTCTATCTACTGGTTGCGATGCTTGCGCTGCTTGCGGAATCATTTTAGCTCCTTCTCTTGTCGGGCCTTCTGGTGTTTTAACAGGAACCCTTACAAGCTGCGCAATGCCGTTTCGATTATTAATATCTTGAATTGAAACCGGAGACAATGCTACTTGCCTAAATGCCGCGATAATATCATTTCCTTGCGAGCCTGCTGGAATCTTGATTCTGCGATTTTGGTTTCGCTTGTCGAAGATATATGTTACTGATCTTGATTCACCAATTTCATCACCATCTTCATCAAGCACAGGCTCATCTACTGTGGTTAAATCGGCATTAAACACTCCGCCTGTATTTGCAATGAAGTCTCCAACTTTTCCTTCATTTAGCACATTGATTGCGGCTCCTGTTACTTTATTTAAGTTCTCAACAACATCTCGTTTAGCTTTCATTATTGGCTTACCAGTTTTTTTATCAATTGATTCAGCTTCAACTGGTGGCTTTAGATACATTCCACGGATGCCTTGTCCTAGAATCCTTTCAGCATTTGGAAACTCATAGAATTTTGCAAGGCGAGGAGAGTTTGCTATAACATCTTGATTGCTTGCAATATCTACCGTGTTTTTTTGTAGATAGTTCTTCTTCTGATTTTCGTCTTGAGCCAAATATTGTTCAGCCAATCTACGTAAATCTTTAAATTCAGTTACTGTAGGGGGATTTTCAGCAGAATCTTCAATCGCTTTCCTATATGATGGATTTGAAATTTCAGCAGCCTTTTTCTTCAAGATGTCAGTTAGATTTCCGATTTCTTCTTCTTCTGTTGCTTGAGGCTGTTTGGTTGGCAATTGCTCACCATCAACTATTATAGCATCCATTTCTGTTCCTGCTCCACCGCTAATTGGCGTGGCTTCATCTGGGACTTGGTATCCGCCGCCATCTTCTCCTCCAAGTAATACATCTTCTTGTGAACTCATAGATGGCAATCCACCGCCAGCCCGCAGAGCTGATGCTGCTACCCGCATTGTTTTATACCTATTATCATCAATAGCCTTACCGCCCATCATTGCCAGATTTGCTAGGTTTTGAACGTATGGGTTAGATTGATTTTGCGCTGCAAGCGATACGATTGCTGAATACCCACCACTGCTATCCCCCGATTCAAATGACTTCATGGCTTCTTGAAATGCTGGAAGAGCAGCTTGCGCTTGCTTCTGGTATTCTTTTGCAGCAAGTGCTTGACCCACTTGTTGACCAAGATCAGAAAGACTTTTTGTCAACGCGCCATAATCCATAGCGGGGATTCCATAGCTGATTTGTGGGATGACTGCCATATATTACCTTTCGTAAATTAATCCACTATCCGTAAATTGATCCAGTAAGTGGACGATAGAATTGTCCACCAGTTGCGCTGGTCGCTGGCACATATTGCTGACCTCCAGCTCCAGTAATAGCACCCTTGGCTCCACCTGCTCCACCGCCAATTGCGTTAGCCATCATTGCTGATGTCCCGTAAGACATTAGTCCTCCACCAATCGCTTGAGTGGTTCCCATGATCGCTTGGGCTGGAGCCAAGTCAGCCGCGTATCTTGCCGCTGCTGCGTTTGATGCCGCTTGATATTGACCTCCAGCGGCTCCGAGGTTTATTTCTCCTGCTCTTTGCATAAAACTTTGTGCTAGGTTGTTCCAATCATATGCCATGTTCACTCCTTGAGTTGCAACATCTGTGGATAAAAGGCTAAGGTTACGAGCGAACTGCGATTGAGCTACTGACATTCCCGGCGTTTTCCCAAGCATTGGTCTGTATCCACCACCAAATGCTTCGGCGGTTTGCCTCTGAACAAAATCAATTTGCTCTTGAGTGAGTGGTTGTCCGCTCATTCTTTGCTGGATGATATTTGCAGCTTGTTGCCTTTGGCTGGTTGCGCCCGGATAATACTGCTCAATATTCTGAATTAGTTGTTGAGGAGTTTCGATATTTGCTTCTTTTACCCTTGCCTCGAAATTCTTTTGAGCCTTTTTAGAAGCACCAGCTTGTTTTCCAGCAGCTTGACTAGACATAACGCCTCCAGCCACCGCTCCTACTGCGGCAATTGTTCCACCAGCAACTGCTGCCCAAACATGGAAACACCTTTTATTTTTTGAATATCGTTGTTCTATTGGCTCGTCAATCATATTAGGATTCTATTCTATTACACCGCCAAGTTTGCATCCTTGGATTGTTTTTGTCAATATGCGGGTTAAAGTCTCTTGCCATTATTTCATCTGCAATAGCTTCTGGGTCTGTCAATGTAGTTACAAAGCAAGCTGACCAAATTGTATCTTCATGTGTGTAAAGAAGTCTGCGTGTTCCAGCTTTTGTTATTCCACTATATGGAGCTTTGTATCTTTGGACTGGTGTATCGTGATACCATACCGACACATCTCCTTGAAGGATAAAAAATGGATGTGTTGTAAGATGCAACAAGGATGTAAGAATTGTATTTTTTGGAATAAAAATTTCCCTTGTGTATAAATTAGGTGTAAATTTGTGCGTTACTGGACAATCTACTGGAGGCAATTCTGCAATATCCAATTCAGCAAGATTTAGAACGTCATCAGGATTCTTGTATCCAGCAACATCCATTGGATCAATACGATTTTTGACCAATTCAATTGGGCATCTTTCTTGAATCTCTAGTTTCATCTATACAAGAAGTAATCGTTGGGTGATGGAGAAAGTAGATCAGAACCAATTAGATTATCTGCCCTGCTATAGTTTGCAAAGCGGATAGGTGCTGCTGTTGGAATTTCCGTATTTTCCATTTCCTTCTCTTGCTCTTTGATGGCAAGGTCTAGGTTCATCAAGAATTCTTGCGCCTTCCTATTGTCTCTGGAGTTCAGAGCAAGGACAGCATAGATCATCGCATCTGGAATGAACTCAACCAACTCTTTCGGATCGGTCAGATCGAAGTATTTCTTCGATGCGTAAAGCGTGATACACTCGCAGGTCTTTGGTGCTTTGAATCGGCGGAAGGTTGGGTTAGCATCGTTCGGTTGATAGATTGCTATCAGCGTCTTTGCTTCCAATGCCGTATCGTAGGCATACACCCGAATCCTACCTTTTGTAATTGGCTTGGTTACTGCGCGAATTCCTTTCACAATAAGATCAGACTTCGCCAGCGTTGGAGGATTTGCAGTAGTTACCTTAACCTTGTGGTAGGTGTCATACTGGTCTTGCGCTTCAAACATCAACTCTACGCCAATGTCTTCAGCTTCCTCGGCCATTACTCCAATTTGGTATGGATGCGTTGTGTAATCGCGGAATAGGACATGGAGTCCCCCTACTTCTACGATTCCTCTATGGCATGATTGATCTGCATGGAGAGCAAAAGCGTTGGTAGCATTGAACCATTCGTCTGCTAGAGATGCAGATTCATTCCCGATCCAAGCTAGTTTGATTTGCTCATATCGGGCTGGCAGCGTGAAGCAATCGTTCACGCAGCAGATTTGGACATACTCTTCTTGAGAAGTCCATGCTCGCTTATTCCATAGCAGTCGCCTTGCTTGGTTTACGGCTTTGACTCCGCGCTCGTATGAACAAGTGCCAGAGTCGCCGACAAAACCCTTAACAAGCTCTACCATCTCTTCGAGGGTATCAGCCATAGGGATTATCGTTTCCGATAATTATTTCGAGCCAACGGGCTTTCCAGATTTAGGAAGTGGTGCGCTGGAGTATGGGTTCTTGCCAGTGTTAGGTGGGTTCATGTTGCCCATGCCTTCACGGATCATGCCGCGAGTAGGTGCGCCGCCGCTAACGAGTTTAGGATCAGTTCCTTTTAGTGGTGTCATATGTTTAGTTTTTCTTATGGCTTGTTTATTACGAAGTGTGAACCGCCATCCAGTCCACACTTGTTATTTGAGAAAGATTATTTTCTACGCGGATAGAGAATCCTGTAGTTGTTTTACTGCCAGCTACCAACGCGAACAATGGAGTAGCAGAAGCTCCAATCGTTGCATTGCAGTTTGGTGTAATTGAAATGCCGTAGTTTGCAGAAGGAAGTGCAGCAAACGATGCGGTTTGGATAGAATCTCCAGTAGGAACGCTGCCAATATTTCCGTAACGAGCATTAATTACTGGCCTTGCTTCTAGCGTATCAATCCTAACATCAAGCGCGTTTACATCTGTTACTAAAGCATCAATCTGATTCTGCTGGTCAGCAAGGTCTTCGTTGATTTGGTTAATCTGCGCTGGAGTTACATCGCCAAGCCCCGGAACATTGATCGTTCCATTGGCAAGAACCTCATCAATGAATACTTGGAAGACATTCTGCCAGTTACCAGTTGGACAGAAATCATCTGGAACATTTGGAAATGTAAGTGCTGGCGATGAAGACTGATTGTCCATAGATTAATTTACGATATTGTAGTTCCAATATTTCTCTTGGCAACACAAAAATGGTTCGCATTCTTGATTTTCTTCTGGGCAATCGCCAATCGGAGAATCATCATTGTTCTTGATGTTTGCCATTAACCTTACTCTATCAATCGTAGCTGCTCCGGTTAGGTTCACTTTGATCTGGAACTCGCTTCCCTCTACCGCTGGGATGCCTGCCAAGTCATTGCACTCGCTTGGGTCTGGCGTGTTAAACTTGTAGCGTTTGTAGCGATTGCCGCCTTGTTGTGGAAAGCATTCAGTTACTTTAGGCGAGCATGGATCACACCCATATGTTGTAGGAACTTTTAGTTGTGACCAACATGGATTGGAATCAGCGCGAAAATCAACATCGCTTTCTACCTGCCCCTTAATCTCACTCATCCACATTTCTCCACCAGTAATCTTTTTACGTAGGAACTTGTTTGTAGCCCCACTTCGGTTGAAGTCATACCTTCCAGTTGTGAAGAAGGATTCAATCTGTCTGCTTCCATTCGGGCCGTAGTCATCGCCTTGGGCTATGGTGAACTCATATAGGCGGTTCTTGTTGTCTTTATCAAACGAGAATCCAAACCCACGCTTTTCACCTTGGATTAGTGCAGTCAGAAGTTGGGTTGGTCTGATGCCTGTCCATACTCCATTCCAACGGAATGATAATTCTGCATCTGGGGCAGGAGTTGAGGATTGGTCTAGGTCTAGAACAACCATGCCCCGATGATACCTATTCAGTCCTTCCACTCCTTCTGCTCGGTAGGTCTGTGGAGAGACAGTATTGATGAGGTAGTTGTTGAAAAAGATAGTAGAAGCGAATTGCTTCATCCACGGAGTATCATTTGATACCCACTTGTTCACGTCCCTAGATAGTTTGCGGAGTGAGAAGTATCTATTGAACTCGGACTGGGTATTGGAATAGAATGCCCAACCATCGTGCGAGCGGAACCAAAGCTCACTATTAACTAAAGCTAGATATGGGCTAGTGCATCCGCGCCCAAGTAGTGAGATACGCTGGATGTTCGATGTGTTCCATTGTGACCTTGGTAGAGAGACATCCATTGAGAATGCTCCGTTTCCTGTAAGGACTACTAGCTGACCTTGGCCGCGAAGGTTGTATCCCAACTCTGGCATCGCCTTCATCCCTGTGATATTACCCATCATGGCTGGAGTCGAGAACGCGCCGCCTTCTGCCCAGTATCCTATCTCCGTGAAGTTCTCTGTATTCTTGGTATCGGTGAACCCGCCACCATAGATGATGTCAGAAGCGTAGATTTGATTGAACCTATCAGAAACAAAGACTCGACCGAAGGCATACTCCATGATCGTTCCAATCGGCATCTTTGCCAAGTATGGGTTCAGTCGGTAAGCAGGTAGCTTGACTGTTCCTGTTCCGGTTCCTCTTTGAGTGTCTGTAATAACTGCCGTGAACTTAACTCCAATCGTATTGGATGGTGCGCCGATCAAAGTGAAGTTGGTAGTCCCAACTGATACAATCTCGCAGTAGTCTCCGTTTTGAATTTCACTTGCTGTCAGCGTTCCTAATACCCCATCCCATGCTATCGCATTCTGGTAGCCATTTTGAATATATGCCCGATCTTCAGCTTGCACGAACCATGTGTGCATCATGCCCGGATCGTTGCCTTCGATAATCTTGTAGGCGAATGCTCGGTTGTTTATGATCTTCAGAAAGTAAATAATCCCAGATACCGATAACAGGATACCATCGCTGGTTCTCAAGTTAGTCGAACGATATGGATACGCACCTTGGAAGCTACCACCAAGAATATCGTTAACGATAGTCTCGGCTTCTCCATCTCCAGCGAGAATCGGGATGTTCCGAATGCTCGGTCTTGTCCGGTTAATGCCACCTCGGAATGTCCTATTTACCGACTCTGATACTACAGACTCTGGTAAATACGATGGATGAGTATCTGCGTCTTGCGCGATGATACTTGTGAATCCATCAAAGACTGATCCTTCTGCTGGCATTAGGCGTTGACACTCTTGATTACGATAAAGCGCAATGTCAGTGCTTCAGACAAACTTCCTGCGGTGATATTACGGATCACGATGTTAGCATTGCCTGCCGCTGGAGCTACCGCAAAGTTGTATGCACCAAGCGTTCCTCCAGAGATATGACTTACAACAACAATGTCCGTAGCCTCGATCACCGAATTACTCAAGTTAAAGGTAACAGCAGTAGCGGACGCGAGGGCAGCGTTATCGCTTACGATAATTCCAGTAGGACGATTCAGCGTAACAGAGTTTGTCTTTGCTCCTGCACCTTGGGTAATAGTTCCACCTGCACCAGTATTGTATCCAATCTTGGATGAGTTACCATTGGCAAGGATAGTGCTGCTGGAAGTAATTGCGGCAGTAGATGTCGCACCAGAAACAGTCAGCGACGATGCTGTAATAGCAAGCGTTGGAGAAAGTGAACCTACAGTCAATGCTCCGGTAGTAGTCAATGGTTGGCTACCAAGATCAACTGGGCCTGCTTGCAGAACACTATTAAGTGTATCAAACTCTACAAGACCTGTAGAATCTTTTCTCAATACAGTTCCGCTCGCTCCATTTGTCCAAGTCAAATTTCCAGCACCATCAGTCTTCAAGACTTGCTGGGCAACTGGAGTCTGAATCGTCTTCTGACAAGCAGCGGAGTCTTCTACTACCAATCGTTTCCCATTGGCGGTTGTTTCTAGCGGCTCACACAACAACGGATATTCCGAGTCGCATGGTGGGCATGGTGTGCAAGGTGTGCAGAGGCTCATAGTGATGCTTTAATGTTTACGCTCATAATTGTAAGATTATTATTAAATTTTTAATATGCAATCGTAATTTACGACAATGCTCCCTCGTTAAGCCATGATGCACTTCCGAGTCTATATGCAGATGCGCTTCCTGCTGTAGCCAATCGTGTTTTGCAAGAATATCCTTGTGGAACAACCGTTAATGCATTTGCAGCTGTAATCCCTCCTGTTGTTGCTAGATTCCTTGTTGTCGGATTAACAACACAAAATGCGTCCACATTTGCAATTGCTGGCATCCATTGAATAGTTGGATCAACAGTGATTTCATCATTTACGCTTTCAATCAATCCATAACCAGATGCAAATGTAAAAGGTGTAATTGGATAAATACCAGCGGCTCCCCTTGACATAGAATTTTGGCTTGTTTTAATGCGAACTTTTTCCATTAGTGGCTGATCGTTTACATCGACAACTCCAAACCCAATTAATACTCCATTATTTGCTGAACCATTTCTAACAACATAATTTGAGTTTGCAGTTATACGAGGACATCCCAATGTTCTAAATATAGGAGCAAAAGTGGCAGCGGATTCACCAAGATAAAGTTGGTTATCACTTAAAATGCATTGAGCAAATCTTGATATATTGAAAATGCTATTTGTAGCCAATGATCCATAATATGCATTATTAATCACTTGCAATGTGGATGTTGTGCTTCCTCCAATAAATGTATTATTAACAAGTGTAAATTCAAAATTCGCCGTTCCCCCCGATGTAGCTCCTTCTCCGCGCCTAAATGTATTTCCTATGATTTTTGTAGAGAAATTAAATTGCACATCAGACGCTGCGATTTCACTATAAATAAATACTCCTTGATTTGAAGTAATTGTAATTTCGTTATTTGAAATATTTAAATTTTCAAAAACTGTTTTAGCATTTGTTGTTGTTAATTGAATAATGCCAGCAGTACTAGAATTAGAAGCATCTGTTCTAATATAATTATCCATAAAATTGATATTTTTATAGAGACTTGTTTGCCCTGCTGTATAAATTGTATCAATTCCAACAAGCCATGAACAGACTGGAACCATGTTTGCTTCAGATGCTGTTGTCCATTTGTTTGTGTATGTAAATACATTGTTATTAATAGCGTAATTTACAATATTATAATTAAAGTTTGTATTTGGATAATCACTTCCAACATTTGTCCAAATTCCACCTATTACAGTATCAAAAATATTATTTGCAATAATACAATTATCTAGTCCAATAATGACAGATGGACAATTTTTCCAGTTATTATTTGTAATAATATGACTTGGGCCTGACAATTGATCTGTTGTTTGTGAATCTCCATAATGGCTAATTAATTTTGTAACAGTTTGTTCAAAATAATTACCATAGATTGTTCCATTTGAATTTCCACCATATGTAAATGATAAAGATTGCCAGTTTGCAAAGAATCTATTATTGCAAATGCTATAAATTCCACTTTCAATTGGTTTGGTTGGAGGGATAGGCAATGGACTTCTGGGGTCATCATCGTTAATGATGATTCCAAGGTTTAATCCGTTAAATACACAATCTTGCACAATGGCTTTTTTATATCCTTGAATCCTTATTCCATCTCCTTTATGACCCGGATCGGCTGTATTATATCTTGTCGCAGTTGTTGCGGTAGATAAAGATGTTCCTGTTCCTTGAAACGATAATCCACTAATAGTTATATTTGTTACTCCAGCAATTAAAATGGCACTTTTTACAATCCCATTAATAGGAGAAACGCTAGTTACAAAAGCGTTTGTCATTTTAATTGTTGCACCATATCCTTCAATACTGAATGGCCCAATATTTTGAGAAGCATCGTAGGCATCAGGACTTTCTATGCACGCTCCTTCTGTAATATAATATGTTCCATAAGGAAAATAAATTGATCCATATCCTTTGTTCTGCGCATATAGAAATGCTGCATTAATCGCGGCAGTATCGTCCGCAACTCCATCACCAACTGCACCGAAGTCCTTTACATTGATAATATCAGACATCCTTGTTACAAGGTTTCTGGAAGTCGTTGTTCCATTTGCAATAAATGGAGTTGTTTCGTTAAAATTAGTTGCAATATCCCATGCCGCCCCATCCCAAACATACAATATGTCACTTACTGTATTAAAATACAATGCTCCAACAATTAATGGATTCCCATTATTGTCTGTAGTTGGAGCGATATCTTTTGCACCAAGATAAACTTGGCTGAATCCATCTGAAGCATATTGAGCGATTCTTGCGTAGTATGCAGCCTTGTTGGCAATCTCATTCATTGCCGCCTCACTTGGGCCGCACGGATTGCATTTAGAACTTCTGGAATTTCCGCAACTCATATTTTTAATATATTGATTGTTTTTTATTCTTTAAGCAAGAATTATTTTTTGGATTGTGCTTCCCTTGGGTTCTGTAACATGACCATTATCCCAAGCTATTTTTCCTTTGCCAATATGTGTTCCTTTGCTCTTAGGATTGTCTCTACGCGATACTCGTATTCCTTCTGCTGGCGGCCATTTTATCGTTAACGATACTTTCTCTTTGGTCGGCTTGTCTTTTTGAACTGGTCGATAACCGAAGACAGTAACCTTTCTTTTCAGTTCTTCGTTCCAATAAGTGATAGCTTTCTTTTCTACTTGTCCACCTTTAATGGCAGATGACAATTGTTCTGCAACTCTTTCTGGACTGCACTCCAATTGTTCAGCAATTGTTTCGCGGGAATCCCAACCGCTCGGCCATTTGTAATGCTCCTTGTTGTGAGCCTCTACTATTTTGTTCCAGTTTGCCATTGGTTAGTCCTCCAAGAATATCGGCCAAGTTCCAGTTCTTCCGCGTTTTGCGTCGAACAAAAAGTAAGTTTGTTGTGGTGGCTCGAACGCTGCTTTGATAGCAATGCTATATGCGTTGTGTCCTACGAGACTTCCGTTGCTAACCCATTTAGGGTTTTGTTGGGAAGTATGCCAGTGACCGAAAATGTCAATGTCCGCTGACCTTCCTTTATTCCAACTTGAAATTGCTTTCTCTACGGGTATGGTCAACCCTCCGATACCCCCTTGATATTTCAATCCATCACCATGATGCAGTCGGAATGTTTTTCCAAACACTTCAAGGTATGTGTGGTAGCTTTCTCCTACAATCCATTCCACACCTTCAATCTCTTGCTCTAGCAATTTGTATAGAAGCCACTCGTAGCTGTTCTTGTAAGCCGTGCTATGTCGAGGCTTGATTGTAGTTCTGCCGTGATTGCCGATTGAACATGGAATAATAATCCGTTCAAAGTTCCCTTCTTTTTTAATTGTGTTGATTAGCTTGGATAGCTTTTGACGCAACCAAAGAATTGTTTGAGTAGGTGACAATTCGTTTTCCTCGCGAAGTTCTTCGTGAATGTATCCCGTCATTAAATCTCCCAAAAGTGCAAGAACCAAGATAGGAATATCGCGTCCTACTCGTTCAATTTCTGTTAGTCGCAAAATAGCTTGGGTAGCTTTTTCAATGCGACGATCTGCAATTTCAAGATTGAATTCGTTTAAGTGTGAAACTGTTCTTGGATCAACTTGTTCTTCAACGTGCCAATCAGACAATACAGCTACCGCCGCGCTTGATACACCTCGCGCAGATTCTATCTTGTATGTGTCTTTCTTAAACTTATCTTCCTTCAATGCAGATACAATTCCAAGTTGCTTATCCAACTCGTCTACTGTTTGTTGGTAGCGTTTAATCTGGTTTTTGTAATCCGCGATTTCTACTTCATGGGATTTCTTTGTAGCATCCCGTTCGATTTGTTGCCATTTATTCATTTGTTTTTTATCGTTTACGATAATTCCGTTAATAAATATGGTATCGTCTTCTGGTTGTATCTACTCATCTCCGAGTAGACGAGATTTATGAACCCGTCCCATTGCGGTGGGTAGATCGTCTGACAGCCGAGCGAACTCGTAGTGTTATATCCTCCTTTATGGATGTTTATCGCAATCCCCATCGAATCACCTTCACCATCTCGCGTAACAGGGAGTTGTTCTTTTGCGTTAGCAGGTCGTAACGCTGGGTAGCCACCTCCGGGTTTAGAGATACCATGATTGCCTTTACGAAAGCGATGCACGCCTGTTTTAAGCACAGCAATGCCTTTCTTGAAAACTGAAGGATCAGTATTAGCGTTAAACGTAGCATGAACGCTTGGTGATAGAAGAATGATCGCATCGTCGTAGATACCTCTGTCGTTCTTTCCTTTTGCCCCCATCGAGTCGAGGTAGTATCCACGAATCCCGACCAAACAAACCAAGTCTTCGATACCCGCTTTGATTACCATTGCGAGTGTCTTTTCCTTGGCTTGCTGTGGTCTGGAGTTGGGAATCATTTTCCTTTGCGGATAACGTTGATGAGTCCCACGAGTCCTATCCCTGCGACGATGATGGACTCTTGAAGTTCTGGTTCCAGCTTAACTCCTACCGCCGTAGCGATTAGGATCAATCCGCGCCATGTGCTATTCTCTGATAGCCGTTCAAGTAGTATGTTTACGATTTTCATTTCTTTGTTCCTGTTGGTTGAGGTAGCTCATAGGTGAACCGACCATATTGTGTTTCTAGGGATACTCCGAGAGTTTCGCATCCGGTCAAGAATGCCATTATGAAAAAAGCAAACGAAATCAATATAAGTCCAAGTGCGATTTTTTTATTATTCATTTCAATTTGAGATTTTGTTTTTAATAAATTCAAAAAAGATCGTCCAAACAAATGCTGCCGCCGCAATGATACCAAATGCGTATCCTCGATGAGATTCCAAAGAACGCAAGCGTTTTTCAAAATCAGCAAATTTGCTACAAAAGTCTTTTTGATTTTCTAAAACAAGATCAAGTTTTCCAGATAAAATTCCCAATGTTCTTTGAATATCATCCTGCTCAATCATAAAATTAATTTTCTAAATTTTAGAAAACAAACAATTCATTCTTCAACCCAAGTGTAAACTCCGTTTACTACTTTAAGAACAAATGTTCCTGTGTCGCTTGGTGGTGTTGGCATACGTTCGGCGACGAGGATTGGAGCCTCGTCAACCCGAATGTAAATCTTGCCGTCCGTCA